TTCCGCTCGTGCAACGGCAGCGTCAATAGCCGCTTTATGAATATCGATTTGAGCTTTAGTCTCTTGGATTTCCTGCCATGTAGATGAGACGTATAAGCCTGTGGAGGTGACTTCGTTGTAGATCGCCTCGGCTCTTTGCGCGTAATCAGCCGCTTTTTCCGCCACATCCAAGAGGTCAGTCATCACCTCTTGAGGGGTTTTCTCAGAAGTGGAGGGTACGACAAGACATCTCCCTAGCAAATAGGCGAGTTGTTGCACAAGTGCTGTCAGTTTGTCATGGACCTCGTTTAAAACTTCCGGCAGAAAACGATCGTGATTAGTTATCGACGTTCCTTGCAGAATAGGAATAGAGGATTGAATGACAAAGACTGTTCCGTTTTTAGGAGCCTCGGAAAATACAACCACGCCTCCGGGATTATTCTCTTGGTCAGCGTTCAGAGTAACAGCATAAGCGTCTCGGCTTACCTGCTCCTCTGAAAGACTGTCCACGCTGTCCGAGCGAAAAACGGCAATGTCGGTCTGAGCATTAAATACTTTAAAGGTGAAAGGAAATTCAGTACTTACGCCATTTCCTTTCAGGATGCTTGTAGCCCTTAGTTCCTTTGAGATTGTCACACTATAACTCCGAAGTTTCAGCTATTGTCAGGCAGAAATTCTTCGTTATGTAGACAGCTCTAATAGCTTGAATATCCAAGAAAAACAGCCAACGGATTTTCTGTTTTTCCGTCTTCCATCGCTTTCTTTCCGCTGATTGCTCGGTTGATCGGAACCACCGGAATCGGAATCGGCGACCACTCCCCGAGGACGGTGATGGCTGCCTTCAAAGTATTTTCGTCCCACTCGTCTTTTGAAGCGGCTTGTCCAAGACGGACTAAATCAGCAATCTTTCGAGTGCCTCCCGTACCGCTGTAACTCCGAGGCGCCTCGCCCTCTGAAAGTGCTTGACCAAGCTCAGCCACTTCCCGAAGGCCTACAAGCAGGCCAAGGTTAAAGTTAACTACACTGCCGCCGGCCTTGATAGAAGTCTTTTTCAGCCAATCGTCATCGTCGTCACCGCTTACCGCGGCTTTAAGTCCTTCTCGAACAAAGGTCTCGATGATCGGTTGGAAGGCTAAAAGAGTAAGCAGATTAAGCGCCCGCTTCATGCCTTTCTGAGTGTGGCCGGTGACCATAGCTATGTTTAAAGCCGTGTTGAAGAACGTATAAAAAACCGTGAAAAGTTTTGCCCATTCTCCGCCGCGCTCAATTCCGGATAAGTCTTGCGTACGACCGCCGCCCTGAGCATCCGTGACAGTTCTGTCAGCAATGGCAACGGCTCTGGCCTCTGTATTGCCTTCTGCGAGCGCCTTATTGTATGCGCCTAACCAAGTGGGAACATCCACGAGTGCCTGCATAAATACAATTGGCATATAAGCACTTCGCATAAACTTATCTTTGAGCGTCCCGTTTGTCCCATTCACAAGGGCTTGAATTTCGGTAAGCTCACGAAACCGAGTTCTGCTTCTGTCGGCCATTGCCTGACTCTTGCCGCAGACTTCCTTCCACTTGCCATAGGGATTGAGCATGAATTCGCCGATCCCCTTTGCGGACCACTGCGGCCCTAAGATCGTCACGGTTTGAAGCATTCCGATTGGCTGGATCAACGCTGTTACGACATTAAATCCAATACCAACAAGAGATACGTTCGCCCTAAGAAGTGCGGCTATTTCGTCCCAGTTCGATTTTTGAGCTGATGTACCGGTTGCAATATCTTCAATCCATTTTCGGATTGCTCCTTCTGCCTCTACACCCCAATAGTCTCGGATAGTCTCTCTGAGTTTCTTTTGCCTGAAGATTTTATTGGTATCTGCCAGCCACTCCTGCCAACAGAGCTCATGAATTTCTGCATCCAACCCTTCAAACGCAGCTCTCATAGTTAGCGTGAGTGGGCGATCGTAGACGTGTGCCAGGCGCTTTTCTAAAAAGCCTCTTCTCGCCGTTCGGCTTGAATGGGCGCCATCCATAAGCTCTTTGGCGGCCTGAATATCATCCTGATCCTGAGCTTGGAAGGACGCCTTTTTATCGTACTGAATCGGATAGTAACCGCCTTTTAGCGTAACCTCCTGACCGTCTGCCAAAGTAACAGTTAAAGCCTGCGGCTCTACTCTTACCGGAACTCTTCCGTAGACTCTACGTTCCTTCTCAGCAATCTGCGGCCAAAGTTCATTAAAGACATCCCAAACTTTCTGCACAGAAGCAAGTTCTTCTGCGCTTAGTGCCTCCCCTATTAGAGAGAAAATCTGCTCCTTGGTCCATGTTTTTCCACCTGACCATGGAGCACTCTGCGAGCCGTCAATAAGCCTCTGTAAGTTTTCTTTATTGCCTGCGTTTAGAGCGATTGCCCTTACCTGTTCCTGAGTGAGGTAGGCATCTACCGACTTAAAGTGCTGTTTCACTCTGTCTTTTCTTGTTGTTCGAAGAGAACGTGTTGCAGAAAAAAGTTTTTCAGCATATTCGTTTTTCAACTGTACTTCTTTAGTCCCGCAGGAATCCGCTCTGGAGACAACGTAGTCAAAAAATTTCCCGAACCTCGTTCCTTCCATCGCCGCAAGAAGGGACGGAATTCTCGCGTGTGCCAATCCGATACGTTCCAGCTGTTCTTTAAAGCGAACCAAGGCTCCGGTCTCTTCCATTTTTCTGGACGCTTTTCTGCCGCGAGACTGCGCCTGTTGAACAATCGCGCCGGTTAGCTCATCTACTACTGTACTGAGTTCGCGCGCCTGTTCTCCGTCTAAAATCTGCTGTTCTTTTCGTCCTGCCCGGTAAAGGTCTCTGACTGCCAGAGCTGCCTCCTTTTGAAGTGCCCTTGTCATTTCCTCAAAAGGCTTTTTATTGGCGGCGTACAACATGCGGTGGTTGATCAAGCGTTGTTCGAGGCTTGGGTCAATCGGAGGTACCGTTTTCTCTTGGTTAAAGAGGGACTCCAAAAACTCTCGCAGGCTCAGCTGATGTCCTTCTCCGAGTTGGCGCGATGTTGTAATTCCCATGTTCTCCAAGAGTCGTTGTATCGTAACGAGATAATCCGTAGACAACCCTTCAATCTGATTCTTACCAACAAGCTTCTTAAAGAATTTGACATCTTTCTTCCATGCCTCGACAGCCTTTTTCGCCTCTATTGCAAGACATGTTTGGTAGAGTTCCTGTCGCTTGGCACGAATAGCGCCTTTGATGTCCCCCTGCTTTAGCAAACGCCGAGCCTCTTTAGCGCGAAGGCCCGCTGCCGTTCTGAATTTTTTCGGGTCAATATCCTTCACTCTTAGGCTAAGGATTTCCTGCTCTGCCATCTTCTCGAAAATATCGAGATCAAGCCTACCCGGCGCGGCTTTCTCCATGGCAGAAATCTCTGTGGCTAGAAGCCGCTTTAAGCTTGGATTGAAAATTGCCTCATCGGCCGTTCGCTGGATTTCCTCTTCGGTTGCGAGCTCGGCGTGCTCCGCGTACATTCTTTCCTGAGTTGCCGCTTGTACGGCCTCCTCCAACGTAGGAGCGTTCAATAAAGCGTCAGCCATTTCCGCCAGGCATTGGTACCCGTAGCTCTGAGCAATCTGCTCTCCGAATTGTTGGCCCACATCAGTTCCGACAAGGCCTTGGTCTGCAAGACGCTTGATTCCTGCGTCGTCTACACCCACGCCCTTTAATTCGCTTGGCGTAAGTTTGACGGCTATATCTTTGCCGTTTTCATGCTTGCCGTTCTTTAAAAAATCCCACACTTCATAGATAGGTGTTTTAGATAAATCGGAACGAATCTCCGACTCAATCCGCTTACGCTCGCCTTCGGATTTTTTACGAAGTGCATCAAGCGTTTTTCCTCGGAGGTTTGCGATATAGGCCATATCACGCATGCCGCGGGCACGCATGTATTCAATCGCCTCTGCGTCTGTCTCACGATACTGTTCAACATAGTTCAGCCATGCTTCTTCGGTAAAACCCGATTCGGCGAAGCTATTAAACATTTTGAACATGCTTCTGCGGTAGCGGGCTTCTTGCACTTGCTCAGTGGAAATGAACAACTGGTCGAAAAGTGCTCGTACATCGTCACTCATCTGAACACCCGGGATATTAGACACCACGGTATAGATTGAACGCAGCCACTGTGCGAACCGACGGAAGACTGAGCGAAGCCCTTTTGTCGGAGCATTTCCTTCAAAGAGATAGGCCTCAAAATGTCGAGCAAATTTTTCATGCATCGGACGACGTTCTTCAAAGGAAAGTCTTTCCCAAGCAGTCAGGGAATCCACCCCCAGCCATTTGAGCGTTGTCAGAGTTCGATCTAAAACTCGTTTTTCTCCTGCGGAAAGTTCGCCTTTAGTCTGAAGCTTCTTACTGACATCAATCAGCATGTCCAAATAGAAATGACCGCTTTCGTGCAGGAGTGTGGACTGGTCAGCACTGAACCATCGGACGATCGTCTTAGAGTCCGGGAAGTAGTCACCCATATTCTCCTGTGATAAACTTTCCTCAACGCTCAGCTCGGAAGGAAACGCCTTCCGATAATCGGCAGAGCGGCTCACAGGAATCTCTGCCAGCTGAGCTTCTACTCTCTTTTCCAAACGTTCTAAGTAATTCGGGTCTAGGGCTTTAGTTCTTCGTCTCTTCGGGACGAAGCTGGTAACCGTCCATGTTCCTGATCCTTTGTCTCCTTTCCAGTTCTTCTGAAGTGTTGCTAGGGCAATACCATCCGATATGTAAATCCTGTCAAGCTTAGCAGGAGCTTCTTTTCCTCCGAAGACCCTTCCATTCTGGATTACTTTCAACAGAGAACTTATTCCCTCCTCACCATGCTTAGCAATGATGTGAGACAAACCATAGCCGTTTTTAAGTTCCGTACCCTCTCCTGGCTTCCCGTAGGCTAACCCTATTGGGCCCACGTCCTTGTGGTAGAAAACACCAGGACAACACCCTGTCTTTTCTTTTAAGAGTTTAGCTATTGCCTTCGCAGGCTTTCTTTCAAAACCTGTAAATACCGGACCAAACTCTTCGGGTATCGGCATATGCAAAGAATCCCCTTGAACTTGAGCGCTTCCGTCGAGAACTCTCTTTAAACCGTATTCTGCCCAAACCGCCTCAGGCAATGTGCCTAGGTCTCGTGCAAGATTGTTGACGAGCGTACTTAAAACGGTAGTAATCGCTCCTTGCTCAGCTTTTGTAGCACCTGAGTTCTCCATAAGGGAAGCGATATCCTTTCCGACACGCTTAGAGGATTCTCTAAATTCCGAGTCATCTTTTTTCAGCGCGGTTTCAGCCTCTGCGGCGGCAAGCTCAGTGATCTCCTCCTGCACCTCACGCGCCTGATGCAAAGACAGCTGTCCTTCCACTCGGACAAGTTCCGCCAAAGATTGGTTCAAATCTGAAGTTGCCACTTTTGTCGTGAACTCTCCCACTGGGATTGCAATCTCAGATCCTTCCTGAACGGCCTTCGTAATTTCTTCCGCTCGTTCGGGAAGTAATTGGATCAACTGAGTATCTAAACCTTCCTGATGCAAAGACTGCCCGTCCAGCAGTACGTTTCGTTTATCGGGTGCGGCGTCTTCTGCCACGGCCTCAATATATTCAGACGCTGTCTGAGGGTCGCGAGCAATAAGCTTAGAAGCCTGCGCAAATTCTCCCAGTTTCTTAAACGCTTCCGCATTGGCTTCCGCCATAGCTCGTTCCATGGAGGCACCTTTGAGGCGTTTTGCTCCCGCAGACAAAACTTCAATCGGAGCCGTAAAACCTTCTCCGGCAAATTCTGCCACCACGTCACCCCAGTTCGTGATTTCGCCTTTGGCGAGCAACTGTCCGCTTGCCTCGCCCGCTGAACCCATGGCTCCCTGGATCGGGGTCTGGACTGCCATATTTGCCATCTCCTTAGCGAAAGGAGAGGAGATTCTGCTTTTAACAAAAGCAGGCAAAGCAAGCTTTCCTGCTAGCCCTGCACTCAATCCGTCGAAAAGAGCAACTCCGGCGGCATGACGTTCGGACTCTCCTTCTACGTTCTCGTACAAACCTCTAAGTTTCGGATCTGTCATGAACTTAAAAATCGAGGCTCCGCTTTGTACGTCGACAGCGTTCTCAGCCATTCCGCTCATCATGCCGGAAGCCTTGTCCAGACCGTAGGAGTAGGCACCGGAAAGACCGCCCATTAGAGCCGGCGCCGCGGGTCCGGCGAAAGAGGACGCAGCGAGTATTGGAAGCATTGGAGCGTACTGCACCAGAGACTCGGGGCCAATATCAGCAATGATGGATGGGTTTGAAAGGATAAGTTCAATTGCCTCTCCGGCTGTCTTTGCTTCAGAGAGTTTTTGAGAAGCCTCGTTATGCGGATACAATCCGCTCATTGAATTGTTCCAAGCCGTGTCCTTTAACGTTTGAGAAAGTTCCTCCTGAAGCTTCGTGCGAAGCGCCGGAAGGCCATGCTCAAAAGCCACTCGGTGCGCCTCTCCTGTCGGATCGTCTTCTGAGCCGAACAGCTCTTCTGCGCTTACATCTTGCGCCAATTGCTTCTCGGTGTTCTCGAGTTCAAGAAGCTGAGAACGAATTCTTTCTGCCTTAGCCACGTTGCCGAAAATCGGCATAGCGTTTGCGAGGTTATATCCGCCTCGAGCAGTTGAGTTTCTTAGCGTCGAAAAAGCTCCGACAGCTTTTGCAGGTGCTCCCATGATCTTCCACCACAGAGTCTCAAGGGAATACGTGGTGGGCAAATCGTCTTTGGTTAAATTTGCAAAATCCACCTCCCCGGCTTTTCTGAGATATACGGGCGTTGCTTCTTTTAAAGCATCCTGGGCATAGAAATTGTCAACCTCCGCAGGTGTGAGACCGTCCGCCATTTGAGGCTCAACATCAAAATCCCGAGCCTTCTTTAATCGCGCCGCCGTCTCTTCAGGGCTCTCTTTAGAAGACATAGCCGAAGCCAAACCTTCGAGAGCCTCTGTACGATTCTTATCTGCGTAATAGTCCTTCAATGTATTCGACGGCATTAGAAATCTCCTTGTACTGCATAGTTCGGTCTGCTGGCTTCAAGGGCTATCCCTTTCATCCGAAGCGTCAGATATTCTTTGAAAAGCTGAGCGTTGGAAAAGCGTTTGCCGGGATTGTTTTGCATAATGGCTTCCGCGTACTGCTGAGGCACCTTCCCGTTCATAGAGACAAACCAGTCGGGATTGCGGCTGATCATGATGTGGTAGAGCGCTTCCTGCACCTCTCCGTCGGTAGCCTCTCTGTCCAACCCCATCGCTTTGATTCTCTGGGTAGCGTATTGCTTGAGCTGGTTGTAGGCATCCAAGTTCCCGTGGTTTGGAGTGTCTCCGGCTTTTAACTCCATGAGTCCCTTTTGACTATCAAAAATGAAGCCCTCTATATCGAAGCGGCAAGCCATAAGGCTTTTAATAAAGGTGTTTCTCTCTTCCTCAGTCAGCTCCCGCTGAAGCTTGGTCTGCTCAACGTTAATGGCCTTTTGAAGCTCAGAGAGCAAGGCGCCTGCCTGCTCTTCTCCTAAGTCCTTGAACTTCCCACTGGTGTTCCTCAAGTACGATTTAATGTTTTCAAGCTTGGCTGTTTGATACTCTGGCAAACTTTGTCCTGAGGCTGACACCATCCTTGCCTGGGAAGCCTTATCTTGTGAGACTCCTTCCAGCTCATGCATTTTCACCCATTGAGTCTCCAGCGTATCCCACTGCGTAGGAGAGAGCCGAATCCTCATGCCGTTTAACTGCTCGCGGCTCAGGTTAAAGAGTTCTTGCGGACGTACGTTATAGTGCTCAAAGAGTTCTTTATCGCCGCTTGTGTCTCCTATCTGAAGCTTCTGAGCCCAAGCACGAAGCTCAGCCTGCGTTCTCGGATTCATCTGCGGCAGGAGCTGAAGCAGTCGTGTGTCCTGTAAATCACCTCGGGTTTCGGCAAGAATATTTACGCCGTCATTTAAGAGATTGGTTTGTTCTTGGACATAATCCGCGGTATCTCTCTGCTGAGCAACCGCCATAGCGTTTACTATCTTTTCCCGAGTTTCGGGATTATCTCGGGCTTCAACCGATACAGGCGATCCATCGGCTAATGCGGCTTCTTCCAACTCTTTTCGAGTACGGGTTCTCCGAAGGGCCTGAAAGTATCTCGGATCGCCGGGAGCAATCTCTCTGCCGTCACTGCTGTGCGCAACACCTCCGAATTCTTTCTGCACCCACGAGGCCGCTTTGTTAACGTAGGCAACGGCATCCTTTCCGGCCAAAGCTCTATAGCCTAATTTCTTTGCTCGAGCTCTATGTTCTTCTGTTCCGAAATATTTTCGCCAGCCTGAACCGTCCCCTCCGTTTTCTTTATCCATACTGACCGCAAGATTCACATTGCCTCTACCGGCGTTATAAGCACCTGCGGCTTTCAGTAAATCACCATCGTAGAAACGGATATGGTCGGTAATAACCTTGACTCCGATGCGCTCGTTAAAGGCCGGATCGTATTTGATCTTCTCTTGTACCTGAGCCCTTGTAAGCTTATCGCCTAGAGATTGAGAAGCTTCGTAGGCCGCATCCGCACTTACTTGGAATTTTCCATAGCAAAAGTCTCTGGGATCCTTAGGAGTCTTTCCGTCCGAGTACCGACCGATCAAAACTTCGTCATCGTAGATAACGTTACCTTTATCGTCTTTTTCAATCTTGCCGTTGGCGTCTCTGCGAGGCACTTGCTTGAACTGACGATTATTTGACTCCTGTCCCGATATGAAACCGGTTCCGAATTTGACTCCGAGTCCTTGAATTTTTTCTTCCGTTACGGGACCGGCTAAGGCAGAGGCAACCAAAGTCTCGGGCGTATTCTTGTTTCTCTCCCTATCTCTTTGTACCACCTGATCAATTTGATAACCCTGAGAAGCAGCTCGGATTTTCTCACCATACTGTCTTACGGTCTCAGGTGTCATGTGAGGCGCATAGGTGCGAAGAAGCCCTGAGGCCTGCTCTGCCACTGCCGGATTCTTTTGAGCTTGGAAAAGAAGTGTGTCTAGAGCGTTCCCTACAGCCTTGGAAGTTTCTTCATTCGTTTTTACGATAACTTTTTGCTCGCTCCAGCCTCCTATGCGGCCTGCTTCTTTCGCTGCAACCGTGATTTCTTCAATCTGAGCCCCCAGCATTCCAGGGTTGTCCGCGTAGAGCCCGGCCGCTCTTTGAGCCAAAGCAATTCTGTTATCGATCGAGCTTTTTTGATACTGCTGTTGCTGCTGAAAAGCATGACCCATGACTTGGTCGTAATTGCCGTTGTAGAGGTACAGTGCCTTTCTGTTGAAGAGCTGTTGTTGCTCGGGTGTTAAAGACTTGGCTATCTCGCCTCCGTAACGACGTGCATCTTTATCAACTCTGTCCGCAAGCCCTAACCCGTTCTCATCCCTTTCCAAAGCGGCCTTTTCTTTGAGACTTCTCCAGCCGTCATTCTTACCATCCTCACCAAACTCCTTTTGGATCATGTAGCGCTTTAAATCCGTGAGCGCATCGTCAACGCGGACGTTATCCTGCTCGGCCTTAAACTTTGCCGCAAGACGCAAAGCCGGATTCAAATCAACCTTAGGTTTGATGACTTGATCTGCATAATTTGTAAAACCCATCGTGACGGGTTGATTGTTCATCAAAAGCTGTGGGCCGCCGTATGTAGGAACTTTTGCCATCCTTATCTCCCAAGGCCTAATCCGAATTTACCGTTGTACATATACCAGTTGCTTGCTACCTGAGTTGCCCCGCTGAGTCCTGCTCCGAGAGCCGCAACCGGAGCCAAAGAGTTGTTAGCCCCGCTCATGGTTCTGAGCGCTCCGCTTTGTGCTCCATACTCAAGAGACTTGCGGTTGTAACCCCACGCGGCCTGCATTGCGTTGAACTTAGCCGTCCAAACATCCATTTCTTTATCAAGGTCAGTATTAGTTGCAACTTCAGCCACATTGCCTACGCCCAGCGCAACTCCGTTGGCGGCATAACGCGCCCTTTGCGCTCCTTTGAGTTGCCCAGCCCTTCGAGTAATCTGAGCGACCTTCTGCTCACCTTGGCGGTAAGCTGTCTCCGCTCCCATGCGCATAATCTCAGCGTTGTCTTGCGCGATTTGTGCTTGTTTTTTCTGAACGTAGGCGGAGGTCTTTGCGCCGACAAAGGCAGAGTAAATTCCTCCGATGGCTTGCCCTATGGAGGCTCCAAGCATGATGCCGTTAAGTCCGCTCCCCAGAGCTGACGAGCTTTCCGGAATTGGGTTGAGGACTCCGAGTCCGTCAGGGCCCACCGGAGCGCATCCGACAGAAGCCATGTGTTCCCGAAGTGCCGGTGACATATTCGTTATAGAAGCCATACTTATTCCTTTACTGCGCTAAATCGCAAGTGATGCCTACAAGCGTGAGAGGCAAAGGGTCTTTCTGTCGAAGGACAAGTTGTCCTGATGCGTTCCATGAGCCGGGCAGAGGGACATCAATCTCTGTGCTCAAAGGCTCAGGAGGTTCTCCATAAGGCTCGTCCAATCTCTGTTTCACCTCGGTAAGATCGTCAAAACTCGGTCCAACGAATATCCCGCTGGACTGGTAAACCTGCATCCAAACGCGATTGATATTTTTCTGGTGACCTCGTCCGAAGGAGCCGTCCTGAAGATTGACAATAAGCGGGAGTGTTTGAATTTCTGAAATAACAGGCAGCCCGACTTGGATTTTCTTGGCCGGGACTTCAAGCGTAATTTGTCCGTTCTTGACCTTTTCGCGAGGAAGCACTGCACCGTCAGCAAGGATTGCCACTTCACAACCCTCAAGATAATCGAGGCCCGAAAGTGTCTGAGTTTCTTCCCCTTCGTAAGTTGAACCCGCATCTACATGGAAGCAGTTTTCCAAGCCGTCATAGAGCCGCTCGTGCATACGTTCTATGAAACGTACTGTCGCGCCGTTAATCGTTCTGCGCACGACAGCGTACAAAATATCCTCATCACCTTCCGGAACCACAGCCACGGACTCAAAGGAGCCGTTGATCGTATCGTGTCGATGCCAAGCGCTTACGGCTTGCTCAGGCATATAAGTAAGTCCCAGCAAAGAACCCTCCGTCATAGCGCACCAAATAATCGGATGCGGGCTCAAGGCAAGTGCCATGTCCTTTACTCTCGCTCGCTCAAATAGATGCGGAGCAAACACGCAAAGATCGTTTACGGCAAATCCTCCCTGCTGCCAGTTGTAGCCCATCTCGATAACGTGTCCTCCACGCTCTGAGGCGTATATCAAATTTGATCGAATGAGAAGCGGCTGTACCTCTGAAGCACCTTGATAGACCTGTGGTTTAGCAGAAACGGACTCCGGAGTAATGACATCCGAATTTGCGGGTGACAACCTAAAGATGGCGCTTTCCGATAAGGCCAGGAGCTGAGATAACGGAGCTAGATGCTTGAGACGGGAAACTTTCTGGGCGGCAATTTTAAATTTAATGCGGTCATCATCTGTCACAGGGATGTGATAGGCCATGTCGGTTTCTGTGCCTGAGCGCGTCATCCACACAAACTGGGGACGCTTTACGGTCCCCGCAAAACAACGACGCTGTTCGAAGTACGCCACCGCACTCGGGTAGTCTCCTTCTCCGAACATCGAGTCGTACCGCGGCGGAGTGATCCCGTCATCGGCATCCACGCGATTGTCTTCAAAACTCGTCCCCTCCGTTTCACCGATATAACCGAAAACTCCGGCTGTGGACTTATATACTCTGTAGCGTGCGGCGCCGGCAACAGCCGACCAGGTGATTCTGTTTAACGCGTTATCCCACCAAAGGTTACAGCTAACGGAAGCCGCCGCACTCGGCGCACTTTCCCTTTGTCCTTCGTCCGAATCTTGAACCGCCGTCACCTTGTACTTATAAGTAAAACGACTGTCGGATTCATTCCCGTTGGGAACGTATTCAACCGAAACGTTTCCGGGAGGACTCAAGGGCGCACTAAACGTTACGTCGATCAATCGCCAGTCGTAAGCTCCGTACCTCCGAAGCTCCTTCACGGGATAGTGAGGGTGCACAAGCGTCATGACATCGGCCGACTGCGCGTAGTGGATCACGAAGATATCGTCGGAGTTATAGGGTGTAGAAATCTCGTAAGGCGTTCCGTTGGCATTCATAAGAGTTCCGCCTCGAGAGTGGAACCGAATGTACTGATGGCCGAATTCAAGAATCATCGTATCGGTAGAAGAGAACTCAAAGGCGATGAGTCTTGCCGGTTTGTCCGCATACTTTGTTTGTCTCACAAAAGCAAAGCCGCTGCGGTTTTGAACCGGCCCTTGAGGTAAACACACAAAGTTGCGGCAAACGGCCAAACCCGATTTGTACTTGTCATTGTCAATTCGGCCGTACATCGAGGGAGAAACTTCTCCCGTAAAAGATGATTGAAGGGTTCTTACCGCCATAACTACCTCACGGCAATCCAAGGAGCAACATGGCAGATCGGCTCATAATGCTGACCTGCGTCCTTTTTCATGGCCTCTGCCAGCGCTTTTTCGTATTTCGTTGTAATCGCCGCTGTTACTTGAATGCCTTCCTTGCCTTTGATTAAGGCTCCCGCCAAAGCTTGAGCCAAGTGCCAAGCTAAAGCATCCACGAAAAGAGGAGGAAAAGAACCAACACCCGGCTCCGCCATAATGTATTGAATAACTGGTGTCGGGCAATCGGTATAAAGCGCCGGAGATCCATCAAACCTCTCCACAACAAAAGGCGGATTCTGCGGCCACGGGGCCCGCTGGGTTGCGCTTGGACGTACCGAGATAACTCTTTGACAGTCGCTCGGCAATGCAAAGAGCCCTCTCCAGCCATGAAGCTCCTTTGTTTGATTCTCAGTCAGAGCCGCTCGTCTGGTTGCAAACCTCCAGTCGTGCGCTTCTAGGAGAATTCCGACTGAGACCGGATAGAGTACTGCACAAACTTTCGCGTGCACACTGCCCTCCGGGGGCTTAATGCTCGTAATAGATCCTGCTTCTCCGACGCGAGTAAGTGCAAGATTACAAATGCTGACTTCGCTTGCCATAGGCGTACCTTTAAAAAAGGGCGCTTGCTAAGAGCGCCCAATACCCACAACCTCAAGGAGAATGACTCAATCGTTACTTATTCAATTTGTTTGGACGGCGCTTCTTTGGCCGCAAACCAATTGTCGTGGCTCATAGAGACAAATGCTCTTACCTTGCCTTTTGTCGGAGCGCCGCCGAACTTGGCCTGAATAAACTGAAGGGTCTTCTCCGGAATAGGCAGCGCAACTTGTGTGCCTGCTTCCGGCGCCGTCAAGGTCTCGGAAATAACAACGTCTTTAAAAGTGCCGGAAGCACTGTCGCAGTGTGCAATGGAAAAGCTCAGAGTTCCTGTGACATCTTCCATCACCTGAAACACAACCGAGAGAATACGGTTCATCCCCGGAGTCGGCTTGACCTGACAAAGATCAAGCGTATTTGCAGATGCCGCGGCCGCCGTGAGCGCCTGTCCCGCATCCGGTGTAAGCATTAAGAATGCGTCTTTAATCATCGAATTTCTCCTGTATTAACCATTTCGTTGCTTAGGACCCGCCCTGACCGCCTTGAGTGGTTCCTTCCTGAGAAGCTCCGCCCTGAGAGGCACCGCCGGACTCAGTTGTCTTTGTGGGGAACGGCACACGTTTTTCAGTTGGAGTAAGAGCGTCCACAATGCGGATCGGGATGCCTGCATACTTCAGAACCGGATGTTCCTGAGAGACTTGATCCAAAGAAAGCTGAACATTCTTGCGGTTCATGCACTGGGCTTCCAAAGCGTTTCTAACTTCCCGGTTGCAGTAGAAAGCGATGCGGCCGGTATTGAAATTCGGAAGCTTGTTCTTTGCAGTCATCAGCAGACGGATAAGATCTGTACCGCCGTCTTTCTGCGGATCGTCTGTGAGAGACTCCTGATCGATATTGGCAATACGGACTACATAGCGCCAGTCGCGAAGCACGAGGCCGAGATCCCAGTCGTACTTAGTACCCAAGCAGACATATTTGCCTCCTTCGGCATCGGTCGTCAGATATTCGCCCAAGTCTTGGTGAGAGATGCCGGCGCGGGAGCCTTTCGGATAAGTTGTAAAGAGTGTGCGAGGAGACCAGCAAAGAAGCCAAATAGAAGTGAGTTTATTGCCTTTGCCGCCTGCGTCGATAATGTTTTTAGCATTATCAGCCTTCTTCGGGTCGCCGGAACAATAACGGGGAGCAAGACCCAAGATCTGATCCACACCTGTCTTGTCGTTACCATAAATTACTGCACGCTGTACTTTCTGAGACATTGCCTCGATAAAGGCAGAGTCTTCTGTCAGACGCCACATGCCGGACCAACCGTTGATCTGGGCAAGTTTCTTGTCAATTTCGGACAAAGCAGAAAGCATGCCGATCGAGTCTTTGACCTGCGCCGTGGTGGACTTGGACGGCTGCACGCCCCAGTTCAACATACGCCATGCAACCTCAGGCAAACCCGTTCTCACGGTCGTGAGATGCTCAGTCACACCGTTGGCCTCAATGGAGGTCATGTCCTGAAGCATCTCATTGGTTTCGGACATCATTTCAATGATTTCCGTATCAATCTTCTTGTTCCCGTCTAAACGGGAAACGACATCTGCCAGTGTCGGATTAGAGGTATTTAAAATGCCCATTTGTCACTCCTGTTTAAGTTAATTACCAACGCATCGGAGAATTCGGATACATGTCCGCAAAGCCGTTGTCTCGAGGTGTCGGAGCACCCTTAACGCCGGAGTCCTGTGAAGTCATCTTGCCGATGCGGTAGAACAGACGAATGACTTCAGGGTGGTTGCAAAGGCCGGAATTGTTCAAAATCTCTCTAAGTTCCGGAGTTGCCAATTTTTGATAAGCACCGACTGCTATCCCTTTATTCGCTTCAAAAGCTGCTCCGCCAAATTCAGGATCCGCTTCAGAGGCCTTCAGCCACTCGCCGGCTTGACGAACCAAGTCGGCTCGAAGTTTGGTTGCTACAGACGGGGCTAAAGAGTCCAAGACCTTCTGAGCCTGCTCCTGAGAAAGACCTGCCTCACGAGCGGCTGTCGAAAACTGCTCAATGCTTGTCGGATCAATCGCCGGATTCTCTCCAAAGTTAAAAGGCTCATACTTTTCAGGAGCAGTGCGCTGCTTCTGCTGTTGCCCATCATTGGTTTTCGGATCGGGAGGATTGACTTCACCCAAAGCGTTTGGCATCCCGTCGGTTTTCGGAGGATTCGACTGAGTGGAATCCTGCTGCTGACCTTCACCTTGAGTCTGCTGACCTTCTGTAGAAGCGCCTTGGGTGGCTAAGCCAGTCGAGCCAGTCTGATTTTGTTCATCTGCCATTCTTTCTGTTCCTGTGTCATTACAAAGTACTGTTGCGGACAAAGCCGCTGAATTTCACCTAAGAGCCAATAGCCTGTCTGCTTCTTGCCTTCCTCAAAAGCCATGCTCATGCCGGGCTCGGGCACTTTGGGATTAAATGTTGAGAGGAAAACTCCGGATCTTTCCAAGAGCCTCCAGGCAAAACGCCTTCCGGACTCCGTACTCAAGAGACTCTCAATGTCTCTGTCATAGGTCTCTTGCTCGATCTGCGCGTATCGCTCTCCTTCAAGCCTTGCCTGCTCCTCGTCGTAAAGGTTCTGCAACGGGTCGTAGTCTTGCCCCTCTGTCACTTAATCAAGCTCCAAGCAAAAGCAAACGGAACTGAGGCAATACCCAGCAGAATCAACCAACGGGCGGCAAAGAACCAGAGAGGAAATTTTTCACACATACTCAGCATCAATCTTCTCGCGTGCTTTGATACAATTACTTTTATATTGAGAAGTTCCTAAAGTGTTTCTCGACACCGCCGCTGACTAGACCCCAGCGGCATTTTTATTTCTGACCATTATCAGATAGATTTTTCTCGTTATGTAGACAGCACAAAGCCCCGGCTGGCGGGGCTTGCGAGAACGAAAGACCTTTTTAATAACCTGTAAAAGCACCCATTATTTGATCGGGTGACTGACTCTGAAGACTGTCTGCACTGATCCCTAAGTTTTTCGCAACATTGGCTCCTTGCTGCATCATCGCCATCTGCTGAGCCGCTTTCTCTTGCTGAGCTCTTTGCTGACGGATCAATGTCACTTGATCTCCCGAAACGATAAACCGAGGATCAATTCCTAAAGCATCGGAATAATAGTCAACCCAAAAGTCACTATTGAACTTATCCAGCATATCCGGCTTCATTCCGGCTAAGACACCTAAATTCTGTGTAAAGCGGTCAATGGAGTTCGTTGTAATCGCTTTCTGAGCCTGCGCGAGAATGGATATGAATTCGACATTTACAGGAGCTCCCTGCAGCTCTTCCGGAATCGGAGGAAGCATATTGGTTTCCACCATACGCTCAAAAGTCAGAGCGATCAGCGGATCCAGTGCCTCGGAATTCAAGCGCTCAAGCACAGGTCCCATAAGGATCATCTTCTCTTCGTGGCGCTCGGCAACTTCAGTAGCCGTCATCGTCTTATCCGTCGAGTTTGCCATCATCATGAAGATGTCACGATAGAAAGTCTCGTTGATGCGTTCCCGGGTATCTTGGATATCCTGCAAAAGAAAATCCAAACGCAGAGGTACTTCAAAAGCAGATCGGATATTCTGCGCCTGAGCCGCATTACTGTAGTACGTGACGCCGCCCGGAAGGATATTGGCGCCGGCATTCTTTAATTCTGCAGGCATAATCACCGGAGGATTGGTCTGATAATCAATCGCCTGAGACTTTCTCTTTTGCTCCTGCTGGAGCTGCTTTAAATCCCCCAAAGCTTCCATGCCGGGAGAGTTTCCGTAGATGTCTCCGCCGGTCACTGACCACCGGGCGCAAAGTGCGGGGAAGTTTCTAAAGCCTGTTTCTCTCAAGACCTTGTCTTCTGAGGACTCGACCTCAAAATACACGCTTCTCCACGGCATGTTCTTATTGTCATGCTTCCTCGGATCGTAATTCAGACGAGGTTCAATCGCATTAACCACATGAACCCAAGCGTCACGCTTACCTTCCTCATACTGCTTGCGTACCGAGTCACTCACGTTTTCCAGTCCGAACTCCCCGACCAGCATTGAGACCGTCATCCGGAATTCTCGGTAAAGAGTGTCCACTTGCCCTCGGGAATCGGTTGCAATCGCAAATTCACCGATTGTCAGCGGCATACAGTGGATTACACGCTCGTAATCATCAAGGATAATGGTTGCACTCGTCCCAAAGGCTCCGAGCTCCTCATAGGCCATCTGAAGCGCCCTATAAACATTCGATTTATAGAACACCATCTGCATGAGACTCGTGACCTTACTCATCCATGCTTTAACCTCGTAGCTCTCATCGAGCTCCGGGTTTAAGGTAGTCAGCCTGAACCATGGGCGCGCAGGACTTGTCATGCCGCTCATCATCCCGCCGGAAAGAGTTCTCAAAGCTCTAGTACCGGTGTTGTCCAGTATCGCTCGGTAGGCATTCCGATTGCCCTTGTTGTTTCCGGAGGGCAAGAACCGTCCCGAACGAGGAAGGAGCACCTCACTAATCTCTCTCCAGTGCGGCATCCAGCTCGAACGTTCCGTCTTAAGGTCTTCCCAGCGGCGCCGGACTTGCGTCTTCAGGCTTTCCATCAGGTTATCCTCCTAAAAGGCTCGTACCCTTTCCAAGCTTGAGCTGATTCGGGTCAACGCCCAAAGGACTTGTAAGAAGCGTAGAGCCGGTCTCATTCCCCATATTTTTCTCAAGCAGAGCTCCGACATCGGCCTGATTCTGGTTTTGTCTGGCAAACTCAGACTTCTGCTGATTCAAAGCTTTGCGGCTTGCTTCTGCCTGCTGATTGGCAGCTGACTTCTGTGCGTTGCTAGATTTGTGGGCTGAATACATTGAAGCACCGGCTCCGATAGCCGCAGATGCAATGGAAGCTCCGATAACCGTAGCGGTTGTTACTCCTGACATAACTCTTCTCCCTGTAACACATCATCCGTAAATTCTTGACGCGCCTGCCCAAGCGTCTCCGCTTTGGTAGCAAACGACATAATTAGTTTCGTGGGAACGAAAGTCCTAAACACAGTTTTTCTTCCCGGAGGGGACGTAAAGCATGCAATCCCGTCCACCACAGACGTCCCGCCGTTTACTGTCATTGCACACCGCCCTACAACAACTAAGGTCGTAGGGACTTTCATAAGTGCACCGACAAGTAAGACGTTTTCGGGAACGATCGCTATACGCGTATAGACACCTGCGTGAAGTACCTCTTTGATTTCAATTTTTAGCTGAGGAGCCTCTTTGACACTCTCTTCGATCCCACGAATCGACAATAGCTCTTGAGGAGAGCAGGCCATTAGCTGCATAAGCCCTCCAAAAAGAAAACGGAATTGGTTTTCTCTGCTTTGTGACTGAGCAATTTTTCGAGTCTTGATCCGGCCGGCGCCGAGACGAAAAGACCTGCTGAGCCAAAAAGAACCGCGGTGTTTCTCGCCCACTGCAAGAGCTTGAGGCCATTATTTCCGGTTCTGAAGGATTTGCTCAGGAACAAACTCTCTGTAGAAGCAAGCGTTTCTTCTTTGAAGTGCGGTACAAAAGAAAAGACCACAACTACAAAGCCAACCATCGTATCCCCGTTGAATGCGCCCGCAGCTTTCAAAAGTCCCAGCTCTTCAAGCTTGAGATACTGATCCTCATTGGGAGGTGAAGAAGCCAAAGTTCTGTTTGCGCACTCCTTTGAATACTCCTTTATCAAACGTCGTGCCTCTGGATACGAGAAAAAGTCCTTGGCACTTACGGGACGGATTTCAATCTCTGGCATATCTCTTAAACAGCGCTATTACTTCTTTAACGATCAATAATCCGAGATAAACATCTACCTCCCAGATAAGAATGTTTACCCAAACACTTACATTCACCGGCTTATCTCCATCGAACTTTACAGAGCAATTGTCGGGCAGATTTTTTTCATTATGTAGACACCCTAAGCGAAGGGGTCGTAGGCATTCCTGTCTAAGCCTTGGACATTTTCAGTTCTAGGAGCAATTCCATACTCCGGAAGCTCATAAGCAAAGGTCAAAGCCAGTGCGTCAGCGATATCGGGAGAGTGAAGCCCGCGCTTTTTCATTGAATCCTTGCTCTCAAGCTTGATTGCGCCGTTTGGCAAAATCTCGTATTCAGGAGAAATCAAGTCGGCCAAAAGTCCCTCGTCTTGGGGCAATAGACCTTTGTTTTTAATCCACTCCTTCATGCGCCCCCACATCTCGTCGCGCTTAAAACGATAGGCCGTCGGGTCATCAGCACTCCATCCGAAGTTGACGCCATAGACCTCAAAATACCCGTCGTCTTGCAGGACATCGACGGGGCCTCCTCCCACGCCGCCTTCGTCCACATGCACACGTACTTCCTCAAATCCAAGACGCCGGATTCGAGCTATTGCCGCCTTGACCTTAGAGACGACCTCAACCGTAGACAAGCCTCTGTAACGCTCGAAAGGAAGTCGTCCGTCACGTCCGATTCTGTAGTAGATCACTGTCTCGTCGTTGCCGTAGCGAGCCACGTCTACTCCGATAATGGCAAGGTTTGCTTTAAGACCTCCGCCCGGGCGAGCCATCGCTTCTTCAACCGATTTTGTCGGAATAAACTGCGAACTGGATGCGTTAGGAAACTCACCCATGACACGGACACGGAAGAAGTCAGAATCTTCCCCATACTCTTCGAGCCATTGCTGAATCTGCTTTTTATTGGTGATATGACAGGTGCGGGAGTCAACTTTACGAATATTCCAAAACTTAGCCTTGGAATGGAAACAATCATAGAAACGGCCGGAAGATCGCGTCGGGTTTCCAAAGAGAAACATCATCGGCTCACCGTCCGTTAAACCGCCTTCGGCAACTTCATAGATGGCGGCAGGAATGGCTGAGGCCTCGTCGAAAATGTAGAATGGGGTCGAAGAAGCGGCATGCAGACCGGCAAAGGATTCTGCGTTTTCTTCTCGGCAAGTCAGCGCGTCCACTCGCCAAGACTCAGGAGACTCTTTGGAAACAATGGATGTCGCCTTCATATCGAACATATCGGCAACGAGCGAGCGTCGCATCCACTTCGTAATCTCAGCCCATGTTTTTGTTTCGAGCTGATTGGCCGTATTCGCCGTCACCACACCTTTGCAATTTGGACGGGTAGCCATAATCCAACACACGAGCCAAGCAGTAAAGGCTGACTTTCCGATACCATGCCCGGAAGAGACGGCCATTCGGATCGGATCAACAGCCTGTGAACCGTCGAAGCCTCTCTCCTTAACGGACGCCCCTATATCATCGAGCATTTGGCAGGCCCACTCGTCCGGACCGAATTGGCAGTTTGGGTAACGTGAAGCCCACGGCTCCTTGAGCCTCACGACAGAGGTTTCAGGCAGCTCTCCCCATGGAAAGGCCCACATCACAAACCGCAAGGGGTCGTCATAGCACTTCGCCAGTTCGAGATAAATATCATCTTGATTTACAGACATAGAAAAAGCCCACCGTATAGATGGGCCTAATCTTGCTAGATATTTCCTTTGTTATGTAGACAGGTTTCGGGGCTCTACATTCTTCACCCCTTCGATTTCGAAAGGCGGCTCAGCTATAGGAAAACTTGTGGCTAAACCCGAGGACAAAAGCGTTTGCTGTAGATAAAAACTAAGCATGTGATAAATCGGCTTACTGAAGTTCAAATAGATAAACTCTCTCGACCTCTCAGCTTCGTTCAAAGGTTCTTTGAACCAAAAAGCAGCCTCCCCTGTACAGTTTGCAGAATATATCTCGTTACCGCTGGAATCCACCCCACGAATCATCAAAGTCGCTTCAACTATCAAGTGCTTTCCGTCATCCCGAATCTTTGTAGTAACAGGAAAAGAAATTAGTGCCCGACCCTCCAGGCCATGGACCTCTCGAACCTCAGGGTTGATGTTTAACGTTTGAGAAGTGATGATTAACGGATCTTCTTTATGAATACGCATAACAGCCTATAGTCTTATAAACTCGTCGAATTTTGTTTACTCTCGCTGGGGCGCAAAAAAGAGTTTTAGCATTTTCTTGTCTCTGTTTTCTATACCGCTTTTCGGAATTTTCCCAAAAAATTTGACTCCCCCCAATAGACTTTGCGAGCCCTTTAGCAAGGGAGGCTGACAGTACTAGCTCTCCAGACAACAAAGACATAAATTCCACCTCGCCAAGACCTAAAGCATCACGAAGTTCATCACGTCTTACAACCCCGTCCTCGATCGCATCTCTAACAACATCACCTGGAGATGTAATCCATTTACCGGTTGACATATTAATCATGGTAATTCCCGATATATTCAATACGAACGATAGTGATCAATTTTCCACGCATACTTGCCTCTACCGGCCCCATTTTCGGTAGGTGAACAGAAAAAGCCAATCTCATCTTTTTGTCTAAACTGAATGCCATTTGACCAGCTCTATCTCCCGTCAACGCATGTAGATGCCCGATGGGTGGTACATCTTCCATGCCAGGAGCATCCCTTAGAGAATCCAAATATGTATAAAGCTTTTTCATACAATTTTGGCCTAACTCGCTTTGGGCCCTCTTTGGATCAGTACACAACTGTTCAAGATAAACGGTTGCGTACTCAATTTGCATTATTCTTCTCTCACATCGAATTTCCTAATGCCGATTATATTTTATTTTCCTCCCTACTCAGGCTTGAGGTCAGGTAACCAAGAGTTAATTCGCACTTAGTTCGCCAATTGTTTTTGCAAACAATTAAATTAAGGCCCCATCTATCGGGGCCTCATGCTTTATTGTTTCGTCTGCTCGAACTCTTCGATCACCTCTTTGGAGTCCTTGATAAACTCACCCAGACAGAGAAGCAAGTAGTTCATCCCTGCGCAGCGAAGCTTGATGTTTTCTAGAGAGACTCCATTGTCCAGGGCTTCCTTAACGAGTCTTCTTACCGCATTCTTTCTCGACTCTGGGGTTCCTTCGATCCAATCAACAGCTTCTCGATCTCCTGCGACTCCGTGCTGCAAAGTTTTCGTAATCCTCTTTCTGAGAGCTAACGGCTGCTGAGCCATCAGCGCAACAACTTCTTCAGAAGTAACACCTTTAACATCTACCATTCTTCCTGCTCCTCTTCTCTGAGTTTGACACCTTGAAACATCCATGCGTTTTGGTACAACCTTCCTTTTTCAATCTTCTCTTTGAGCTTGCGAGTAAACAGCGTCTTAGTGTATTGACCGATTTCCTCCTCCCCATCTTTGGCCCAGCGAAGAAAGTCACTCCAAGCGTCCTTAGCCTTCAGCCCCTTCCCCGGTTCAATTGCGCATACCTCGAGCCGCTCTGTTCGCCAACGCTCTAACACGTCCGAACCTTCCCTGAGTTTTTCTTTGAGGAAGCGTACCTCGTCAGGAACATCGAGACCTTCCTTTTGATATCGATGCAGACCTTCCAGAAGCCAATTGAGAATGCCCGGAAGCTCCTTTCTAAGTTCGTCTGTAAGATTCAAGTTCTTTTTGATCTTGGGATCTTTATCAAAATTCCTCGGGAACTCAAGGAAAACAAGACGTCGCCAAATACCGTCGTCCGTGGCCTTAATCACGGGGAGATGATTAGTCGAAAGAATCATGGTCCATGTCGGATCGATGGTCTCAACCGTCGACGAATACATTTGACGAGCGACCACAGGATCGCCGCCTGTCATGCTCTTGATGCCGGCCTCATTCAGACGGGCTCCTTCGTCGGTCTCCTGACCCACAACGAGCCTCGCACCTTTGAGTGCGATCAAGTCAGCCCGAGCGCCACCTACTGTGGAGGCTCCTTTGACAATCGAAGCGAAAGTATCCGAACTAATTGCTCGATAGTACTCTCCGAACACTCCGGCCAAGATTCTCATAAGGGTCGATTTACCATTGCAGCCGGCGCCGTGGAGAATTATGAAGAGCTCTTCTTTCGTCGTTCCCGATAACGCATAACCCATTAAGGTTTGAAAAAAGAAAGCAAGCTTTTCGCTCCCCAAGCACTCCTCAATCGTCCTTCTCCAACGAGGACACTTGGCCTCAGGATCGTACGAGACGGCAGAGCACAAAGAGATTTTTCTTCGCTTATCGGGCGGCAGAAAGTCTCCGGTGAATAAATCAATGTCCCCGTTGTCCACTCCGAAGTATTGAGTTCCCTTATCAAAATCATTGGCCTTAACCAGATGGGCAAACTCTCGCTTCATATTCGTAACGACACGAGAGACCAAGGAAGAGGCCTTCGCCTTGAACTTCCCGTACTCCGACCAAGCGGCTTTCTGCAGTTCTTCCGGTGCATCTTTTGCTGCCCGAAACATGATGTGCTCTATGGACTGGGCAACCAAGGCTGTCAGATAATCGTTTCCGATCCTGTCCCAGTGCTTGCCATTGAAGAGATACCATTCGTCGTAGTTTTCAAGCCGCTTTAACTTCCCGTCAAAAAGCTTGTACATGCGCTTTGAAAGATCGAACTCCGTGGTCCCGTTTTCAAAATTGTCATGGTACTTGTTGAACTCTTTGATGAGCCAGCGCATGGTGACAGGATCATCATGCGCACCGCGATTAAACGTGCTCCACTTATAGGCTAGAGACTCATAATCTCGATAGCCGGGTTTATCGCACGCCCATTCGTTCCATATCAGCATAGCCTCCTCATCACCCTGAAACTCAAAGTGAAGGGCCATGCCGACTCGGATGTATGTGTTGTAATCAGGCTTATCGATACCGGCGCCGTTGACAATTTCTCTAGCCTGAGAAATCGTCAACCCGCAGGGCTCGGTACCAAAGGGATCATCGTCTTTGTTGCCGCCTCCGGAGGCCTGACCTACGGGTTTATAGCCGTGCGCTAATGCAATTCTCTCAAAAGCTTCCAAGAGCTTCTCAACTCTCTCGGCAGAAATAATGGGCAAATCTTCCGCTGGGTAATATGCGGGCTCATACTTACAGTCCGCATTATCCCAGGTGTACGGCATCTGAGTCTTTTCGTGGATGTGGTATGCCACGAACTGCTTGCCTTTGCCCAAAATCTCAAGACGTATCAGCACCCCGTCCTTTTCAAAGAACCTACTTGCCCTACTCTTCCAGCCAGGGGCCGCAGCCTTCAAGATAACGGCCTTTCTCGGAGCTCGTCCGGTTCGTACCAAGTCCGTATCGTCAAACCCGATCTCGTTGAGAACTTCCTCAACGATTGATGCATCTGAGCAGTCAATATCCAAACAGCAGATGGGATTTTCTCCGACCCCACAAAGAATACCGACACCAGCCGCTTTTTCCGGATACTCTGCACATTCTTTTTCAGTCAGCGGATGCTCCTGCCAAGCCTTGCCGATCGGGGCTTTTGAGTTGGGACGGATTGCTACAACCTTATAGCCGTTGACTACAACCAGCGGACCTTTTTCTCGAATATAAGATTTAGTCATTAGTCTTCTTTCCTTGGCAGAGTTTCTCTATTTCTTGACTTTTTTTCTCAAATCTGACCATGCTCTCTCTCAGCTTGCCAGCCACTCTCTTTCCAGAGGATCTTCCTTCGGCAATCCTGATAAGAGAAGCCTTATGGATTCCGCTGTCATCCGAGATTTCTCTGTAGGTATAACCTCTGTGCAAAATCCGCTCTAAACAATTTTTAGGGTCAAGTTGCATTTTTACACCTTCAATATATAACGCAACCATTGTAGAGAGTTGTGTTTTAAATCGCAACCGTTAGAATATTTACGAAACTAAATGCAACTTATCACAACTTAATTTCCTAGGGTAGCCACTATGAAATTTTCAGAAAAATTACAACAGCTTCTATCGAAGCAAGGACTTACTGGATACGCCGTTTCTAAAGGGACAGGACTTCCTAAGTCAACTATTTCCAGAATTTTGAACGGAGAGGCTAGCAATCCAAGAAGTTCTACACTCGCTGAAATTGCCGCTTTCTTGGGCATAACAACGATCGAACTAACGAACGGCACTGATCTTCAGGAATCTTATTCAAGAAAACTGGGAAAGATAAAGAAGGGCCTTCGCGTTCCCCTGCTAGACTCGCCGACGGAGGCTGCTTACTTCTCTGCAGTAGAAGGCGACGTCCCGGTAGGATCGGATTTCTTGCCGCCGATACCCTTCTCAAATGACAATAACAACGAGTTAATCGCCATACCAATGAACTCGGAGGCCCTCTCTCCCAGAATTAAAATAGGAGACATCGTGTATTTTGATACGCACATCACTGAACCTGAAAGCGAATTCAAGGCTAAAAACGGAGATGTCGTAATCGCATTTCCCGATAACACGGGTTGTGCAGTAATCAGAGAGTTCTACAAGGACGACCTAGGCAAAGCATGGCTAAGAGCAACAAATCCCTCATGGCCCGGAGATAAGGCCGTCCCCTGCAACCCGTCCAAGGATCTCGCAGGAATTGCAGTAAGTTTTGCGGCCAAACTTTAGAAACGGCCGGCTTTAATCAAGAAGGTCTGATTTACAGAAACCACAGGAGCCTGAATGACATGGCGGATACTGGCTGTTGACATCTACCTTTCGATAACGAAAACCATATGAAACTCTTTGTAGATATCGCACAAATAGCTGTAGGTGTATGCGCTTTGTTTAGCCTGTGCATCAGCCTTCGCCTTTTTCATTCTAGGCATGAGCGAAAAAGAAAGAAAAAGTTAAAGAGAAAACGGCCCTCTTTAGACGCAACACTCCAAGACGTGCATTACGATAAGACACCCCCATTTCGCCATGGGGATGTGACTCTTGAACTTAAATTCAAGCCCGCGAGGGAGGCGTTTTATTTTGAACAAATTGAAATACATGGAGCAAAGTTTCTCACAACTCATTACTCCACAAAACTTCTCCAATCCGTGGTAAGAGACGATCGGCCAGACATGGTACCTTCACTATTGGAAGAATGTCCCACCTCTAGGGTGCTAGAAGGTTCTTGGCTGTTGCCCTTTAGAAAAGAGGACGATCCCGAGGATCTCGTGTTTTCTTCAATTTTTACCATTAGGGACGTAAAGGCAACCTTAGATCGAGAGATGTCTCTTTCTATACTGCTCAGAGACGGCGCCAGGAACCTAAAGGCGATTATCACAATAAAAAGCATGAACGCTTGTATTACTGCGATAACAATAACCAATGATAGTAAGAAGTTTCCCATTGAAGAAAGGCTCCGTATTTGGTTCTTTAAAAAAGGGTTAATTCCTTGCCATTTTGGAAAAGACTGACACGCTCAATTTTTATCATTCGTTATGCCTTGTAGTCTCTTTCTGGCTGACAGAATCGCCTGAGCCCGATTGTCGTTCATAGCAACCTTCAAAGTGTCACCATACTTCTCCGGCGCCCACTTCTTGAGAAGCTCTAGCCTAGCGTTGAAGGCAAGCTTTCTGGCGTACACATTGTCGTAACGCTTGACAGCGCGCACCACCGAGCCGTCGGCTGCCGTGGTCTCAATGACTTCCTCAACCACCTTCGGCGTTGTGGCAATCTCGAGCGCTTCTTCCGCCAAAACGTCGTTGCGTAAGGACTTGGCCTCGTCCAGCGCCTTAGCGAAGTCCGGATCCTTTCTCGCGAGTCTCGCTACCGAACCGGGACCCACTTTGGCCTTCTTGCACCAATCGGAGATCAAGCCTCCGTTGGCAATGAACTCCAGCAAACAAGCCTTTCGGGACAATGTCCACGAGCCGTCCGCAGATACCGGAATCGGACCGGTGGGTTTCGTGTGAAGCGGCATCACCTGCTCTTTCATTTCGAGCCTGCCTCCCCACTCCCGCTGCTCCTTGACCGGCTTCTTTCGGCGCTCGGACACGATTCTCTGGAGCTCTTTTTCTGCCTCCTGCGCATCTTTGGCACCTGTGATGAGCCGTCGGATACGGAGCTTCGGCGTCCGATCGCTCATCGCGGCTGCCTCCAGTAACGCACATTGAAGGCTCTTGTCCTGCCGCAGGAGATCGACCAAACGGTTGCTCTGGGCATTTCCATCTTGGCCGCTATCCGGCTGTAGGACCAACCGAGGCTCCGGAGGTAGAGGACGTGTTCCACATCGGACTCCGTGTAGACGGCTCGTGGGTGATCAGTCCCGATCCGCCTATGGGATTCACTGTAGGGAACAAGGTTTTTCATCCGTTTATTTTTCTCCAAAGCCGGGTTTTGTTTCAGATAGTTTCGTATTTAATTTTTTATTTGTCAAGGAAATAAAAATATTTTTAAGGTTTTTTTTGGCATTTAATTCAAACGGGAAATTTTTTCCCGTTCAATTCAAAATGGTTCAAAATTCACCCCGCCACTCGGTCAAGGTAGAGGGCGGGATCGGGCGAAAATTTCGGGGGTGCCACCCGGTGGGGGTCGTACTTTTTCGACTTAATTTTTATCGCTTATTCAAGTAGTTATTCAACATAACCAATATTATGTTGAGTGCTTTTCCGAAGGAGCAGTCGGCCCCGCGCGCGTTTGCCGGACCATCTTAGTCCCGCTTTTTCCTACCATTCAATCCGAAAACGCAAGATGCCCTCTAAACAAATTAAAAAGTTTTATTAAGAACGCCGAAAAACCTAAAAAACTCAATTTTATTTAACTTTTTAGTATTTTTAACTTTTCTTGTAAAACTCTTATATGTATATATTCTTACATTTTCTCTAATAAGAAAATGTTCTAAAAATAATTAAAAAAACTAAAGAACTAAAAGCTTATTAGTACTGAAAAGTAAAAATATTTCCGTTCACCAATAAAAGAGAAATTTTTACGGAAGTAATGAATTTCCCAAGGCAAAAATTTTCCCGTTCACACCGGACTACACACGGCAAAATTTTCCCATTTGCTTTCGTTTTCGATTAATGACTCTTTAATCCAGTTTTCCTCTTCTTAAAACCGCCGGTAACGCATCCTTTTACTAGTTGCATATTGGTAAATATTTACAATTTTTAACATCCTTAATTGGTTGCTATTGCAATTTATTGCAACCTTATTTCTAGTTTCGTTATCGGTATTCGCTACCATTTTTCAATCTTTAAACGGAGTAAACACCATGACAACAAACTTCACATCTAACACATATCCTGCTTACTTGGCTCTTACAGTCCTTCAAAAGATCATTGACGGCCAGGCCCTCCCGGAAGCACCGTTATCAGTTGAAATCCGTAAGCCTCTGGAAACTCCGGACGACGAAATTAACTCTTTCTTGTCTGACATCCGTGCTGCCTACAATGTTTTAAATAACCTTGAAGAAGCCGCCCGCTGTTTCGCTGTTTATCAGTGTGCTCCGGCTTGCTTGAGGAACCTCTGCACAAAAGGTGGGTGATATGCTATAATTAGCACACTACCGAAAAGTGTGACTATGAAGATTAAAGCCCCCACATTCGCTGATTTATT